ATTGATGCCATCAAGGCGGCTCTCGGCGCATGGCAGCTTGCCGAGCAGCAGAAGCGCGATGAAGCCGCCAGGGCGGCGCGTGAGGCGGCAGAAAAGGCCCAGCGTGAAGCGGCGCAGGCCCGCGCGGAGGCTGATGCTGACAACCTTGCAGCGCGCGAGGCGGCTGAAGCGAAGTTGCAGCAAGCCGCTCAGTTGGCGCGCGAGTCCGCCCGCATTGAGGCGGCACCTGTTGGCGCGAAAGGTGCTTATGCAGCACGGCGCACGGCTCTTGTGGCGACAGTCAAGGCGGTTGAGGTCGTGGAAGGCGCGCCTGCCCTTGCTTGGGTGCGCCAGCGCTACCCGGACGAGCTCAAGGCGGCGCTGCTGGCTATCGTGCAGCGGCACAAGGCGCGCGATGTGCCGGGCGTGCGCTACGAAGAACAGCACACGTTGCGGGCGTGAGTTACCGCATCAGCCTTGCCAGCGAAGCCGGCCGCCGCCGGGCCGTCCAGCTGGTGCAGCGCGCGCCGGCTGACTGGATGGTGCACCTGCACCCGCGCACTCGCAGCGATGCCCAAAACGCGAAACTGTGGGCGATGCTGGCCGATATTGCCGTTGCCAAGCCGGACGGCCGCCAGCACACGCCGGACACGTGGAAAGCACTTTTCATGCAGGCGCTTGGCCACGAGCAGCTGTTTGAAATCGGCCTCGATGGCCGCCCGTTCCCGCTGGGGTTCCGCAGCAGCCGGCTCACCGTCGCACAGATGGCTGATCTCATCACGTTCATCCAGCAGTGGGGCGATGCGCGCGGGGTTCGCTGGTCAAACGATGACGGCTGATAAGGCGCTTGCGTGCACGTTTTACGTATCCAATAAACTGCGGGCAGTAGGGGAGATGCGACGTGAGTGAGAAACGCCCAACAATCAAGCACATCCCGCCCCGCGCCGCGCCGCCGCCGATCCGAAGCGCGTGGGATGATGACGTCGCGCCCGGGCGTGGCCTTGGCTGGGCGATATTGGCAGCTGTCGCGGTTATTGCGATTGTGGCAGGGCTGCTTTGATGACTGAAGAACAAATTGAGAAGATTGTGACCGAGGCGTTTTACGGAAGCGATAGTCACCATTGGTCGGCCGAGGCGCAAGTTCGGAAAGCCCTCGCCGTCGCGCGCAAGCACAGCACCGCCCGCATTGCCGAACTTGAGGCAGAGAACGCGCGGTTGCGGGCTATTGTCAATAATCTCGCAACACTAACCGACCTCGAGTGCGACTTTATTGACGGCGTTGCAGGCTTTGCAGATGGTTTTGCCTTGCGGGATGCCGCCCGCGCAGCCATGAAAGGTGACGCATGACAAGCCTGTATTTCCAGCTTTTCTTGTCTCAGGCGCTTTTGGCAATTTTCCACGCCGTCCCGCAGCCAACTCCGCGTTTTCTCTTGGCCGGGCTGTGGGCGACTATGGCCGTGGTTAATCTGGCTTTGGCGGTCACGCAATGACCGTCGCCGAGATGTGCGAGTGCGCGAGGCTTAAGGCGGACGCCTCCGGTGTCAAACAGATGATTTATAATTCTATGCATCGCGACTTTGAACGGCGTTATGACTTAACTGTAGTGCAGCCGACGGCGATGAATGGCCCGCCCGGTGATGAGCCGCTGTTTGATTGGACAGAGTGATGGATAATTTCAATGTGCGAGCGGAGGCGGCAACGTGAACCCGCGCATCATCCTGATTGCCGCAGCCATTGCCGCGCCCAGCTTCGCCGCTGGCGTCGTATGCAACGAGGTGCCGGCTGTCCGCAAGACCATGCAGCGCGCCAAGGCGCTAATCGGCAAGCCGCCGCCGGCACCGGCCAGCAAGCCGGCTGAACGACCTGCTGAGCCGCCGTGTGTCTGCCCGGAGACCAGCGCCCTGAGTGTGCCGGCCGAGCCGCCGCCTGCCATGCCGATGAATGTCTTGCCGCCTGCCGCTCAGCGCGGGCCGTGGGATTGGCCCAGCCTTTACCCGGTGGCCAGCGCGCACTGGGCAGACGTGCCGCTGTGGCCTGCTGATGATGCTTGGGCCAGTGTGCCGTGGGTGCTGCCCGGTGCGCCTCCGCATGTCAGCCCGCCTGCCGCGGCCGTGCCCGAGCCGGCGATGTGGGCGCTGTGGGTTGTGGGCTTCGGTCTTGTCGGTGGCGCTGCTGTCTGGCAACGGGCGAGGTGAGCGGATGGGCAAGGCGACAAGGGCGCGGCTGGCGCCGGATCGGGTGGAGCCGACTGAGCAGCAGCTGCGCCACAATGCCTATGATCTGGTGCAGGTAAAAGACCCGGAACAGGCCTCGCCAATCATTGTGCGCCGCAACCTCACGACCAGGAACCTTGAACGCTGGTTCAATCGCCAGCTCATTGACGAGAAGCAGTTCGCTGCAGGCGGCCGTTACCGTGCCGATTACGAGAGGTGCGGCTTTCAGCAGCGGGTGACGAGCCGTTATGAGCCAGTCACCGCCGGCGGGCAGGGCGCGGTTTGGCAGCCACCGATGCCGGGCACGCTCGGCCAGATGGACGCCTGGAACCGATATTCCGACGCGCGCGCCACCATCGATCCCGCGCTGGCGTGGGGTTTTGACAGCATGATCCTGCACGACACCAGCCACGCTGATGTGGACGCTGCCCGCGATCGGCTGCGCGCCTTCACCCGCGACCGCTGGGCGCTGGTGGTGCAGCTGTGTCTGGCACGGCTGGTGATGCATTATCGGCTGTAATCGGATGAGCCAATGGCCGCGCTTGATTTCGCCCGGAGTTTCAATTACTGAAAATGCAACTGGTGAAAATCTGCCCTGCAAGATTGCCAGCCCGGAAGGCCGGGCACCGCCATGAGGCATGAATGACCGGCCCAAGCACCAACAGGGCCGCCGCCTATCCCACTTGGATTCCGCTCCCTGCGTGCCGCGTGATTGTGGTGGCCGGGCCGCCGGGCGGGCTGCGCCGTTATGCCAAGGCGCACGCCAGCCCTGCCGCCCGGATCATCGACATCGACGCCATCATCGCGCGCCTGTCACGCGGCAACTCGGGCGCGTGGATCAGCCCGGCGCTGGAGGAAAGGAACCGCCTGCTGGCCGATCTGGCGACAGCCAATCCGGCAGACGAGGTTTGGCTGATCAGCCCCAGCCCAAAGCAGTGGCAACGGGACTGGTGGCAGCGGCTGCTGAATGCGCGGGTGATCCTGCACGATCCGGGCCGGCAACAGGCGTTGCGCGACGCCTTGGCGGCCGGCATGAACCCGCGTTTCGTGCATCAGTGGTATCACGATTTCACCAGCCCAGAAGGCCACCTTACACCGCCGGTGCGCGAAAGTGCGCAAAGCCACCTGAATCACCGTCCATCAGGCGCACCGCGCGCCAATGCCAGCGATAGGGGCTACAACAGCCGCCATGGCAGGATGCGCGCGGAGCAGTTGGCGCGCCAGCCATGGTGCGAACGCTGCGAGGCCGAAGGGCGCGGGCGGGTGCCGGCCACCGTGTTGAACCACATCAAGCCGTTCCGCAGGCCGGATGGCAGCATCGACTGGAAGTTGTGGGGTGATCCCAAAAACCACAGCAGTTGGTGCGAGGCTTGCCACAACGCTCATGGCGCCAAGACCAACCGCCCGGAATCGCCGCTGGGGTGCGGCGCTGACGGCCGCCCGCTCGATCCGGCGCATCCGTGGAATAGAGGGAGGGCGCGATGACTGACAGCCCCTGCCCGCACAGCGACCTGCCGGAACCTGATTGGGCTGAAGCTGGACTGACCGCCGCCGAAGCGGCGAGGGCCAGCGAATACTGGGCCACCATCGTGGCGGAACTGCAAACGCAGCAGACGCTGGCCGATGCCAACCGGCATGCCATCAAGCGGCTGGTGCAGGCCTATCTGAATTGGGAAGCCGCCCAGCAGCAGGTGAACCGCGAAGGCCTGTTCGTGGACTATCCGAACGGCACGAAGCAGCAGCATCCGGCTCTGAGCGTGGCGAACAAGCAGATGGCGGTTATCGCCAAGCTGGAGGCTGATCTAGGCATCGTGGTGACGAAGCGCGCGGCTGCGGCCAAGGGCAAGGTGGTGAAGGCGGGCAGTGGCGCGGGCAAGCCGGCTGGTGCCATCGAGTTCTGAGCCGCCCAGCGTGCAGGACGAGACGACAGATTACGCCCGCGACGTGCTTGCCGGCCGGATCGTGGCGGGCGAATTGGTGAAAGCGGCCTGCCGCCGGCACCTGGACGATATCGAGCACGGCGAGGCACGCGGCCTTTTCTGGCGCCCGGACGAGGCGCAGAAGATGATCGCGGCTTATCCAATGTATTTCACGATCACCGATGGCCCGATGGCCGGACAGCCGTTCGAACTGCTGCCGTGGATGAAGTTTCTGGTGGGCAGCCTGTTCGGATGGTGGCGCGTGACGCGGGAAGGGCACGAGCGCTGGCGGTTTGACGAGGTTTGGCTGGAAACCGGCAAGGGGGCCGGAAAATCGCCGCTGATGGCAGCGACCGCGCTGTTGATCGTGGGCGGCCTTGGCCGCAGCCGCGCGCTGGCTGTGGTGACAGGGCCGAAAGACGAGCAGGCGATGGTGACGATGGCTGACGCGGCGGCCATGGTGCGGGCCACGCTGCCGGGCCACGAGGATGGCGTTTCGCTGGAGCGGCAGGGCAAGTTTGTGGTGCGCGGGGTGGGCGCCAACGCCCATACCATCGAGCACCCGGCCAGCGGAAGCGTCTTCCGCACGGCGAGCGGCAAGGCCACGCAGGTGAGCGGCCCGCGCCCGGACGCGGTTTTTATCGATGAGGTGCACGAGGTCGCGGACGCCAGGCTGATCGACATGTGGGCCAAGGCGCTGGCCAAGAATGCGCGCGGCGGCATCCTGTTTCTGGCCACCAACACGCCGGGCATCGATCAGCCGGTGGGCACGTTGTTTGCAGAGCGCGCGCAGCGTGTGGTGCACGGGCACGAGCTGATCGACAGCCTGCTGGTGTTCGCCGCGCGGGTGGACGTGGCAGACCGCGAGACGGTGTTTGATACGGAAGACGTTTGGTGCAAGGCGATGCCGTCGCTGGGCACCACCTTCCCGGTTGATAATGTGCGCCGCGAGGTTGAAAAGGCGCGCGGCGCGCCGATGCTGGCGGCCAGCGTGAAGCGCCTTTATTTTGGGATTCCGGGTGGCGGCGCGGATTTCTGGCTGGACGATCCGGAAATATGGGACAGGGCGCTGGCGCCGGTGGACGATGCCGATTTTGTCAACTGCCGCTGCTGGCTGAGCCTTGACCTTTCGGATCGCCACGACCTCACCGCGCTGACCGCGACATGGGCTCTGCCTGATTCCGGTGGCGATGGGCCGGACGCGCCGCGGCTGGTGCAAAAAACCTGGTATTGGACGCGCGGCGACAGTCTGGCCGAGCGGTCGCGGATGGACGGCATGGCCTACGAACAGTGGGCGGCGGAGGGCTGGCTGAACGTGGTGCCCGGCGCGTTCATCAGCAAGGATTTCGTCGCCATGCAGGTGGCGCTGCTGGCAGACCGCCACGATGTGCAATTCATGGCCGTCGATCTGTCCAGGATGAACGAGTTTCTGGAAGCGGCGGCGCGTGTTGATCTGCCGTGCTGGTATTACCAAGGGCCGGACAAGCCGCGCGGCAAGGGGCTGATGCTGGTCAAGCACGCCCAAGGCACACAGGTGCGGTTCGGCGACACCCAGCTGTGCATGCCGCACAGCATCGTGGCCTTTGAGGATCACCTGCGCGCCGGCACAATCACTATCGATAATAACCCGATCAACACCGCGTGTTCCGCGAATGCGAAGCAGACGGCCGACGGGCTGGGCAACAGGGCGTGGGTCAAGAAAGCGCCGGATCAGCGCGGGCGCATTGATGGCATCGTGACGATGACGATGGGCGCGGGCGCTGCGGGCTTCAAGATTGGCCGCAAAAAGTCAGTCTTTAGCGAGCGGGGGATCATCAAGCTATGAGATTCCTTGGCTTCGAGATACGCCGCGCGGCCGGCCCAGCGCGCAGTGAGCGCCGCGATATTTGGAGCCAGCTGCGCATGGTGCGCAGCCTGGATAATTTCACGGGTGGCGCTGAAGGCGCTTGGATCAGCCAGCGCAGCGCAATGGGCATCCCGGCTGTCTATCTGTGCGTGGACAAGATCGCAAAGCAGATTGCCACGCTTCCCCGGCTGCTGGTGGACGCATCAGACCCGGAAAGGCCGGTGCCAGTGCGCGGCACCTTCGCTGACCGGCTGCTTCGCGTGCGCCCAAACAGCTGGCAGAATGGCTTTATCTTTTGGCACCTGGTGAGCGCGCGGCAATCGCTTTGGGGGAATTTCTACGCCGAAATCCAGCGCGACCGCCAGACTGGTGAAGCGATTGGCCTTTACCCGCTGATTTCAAGTGAGGTGGAGCCTGAGCTGAAGGCCGGCCGCAAAGTCTTCAATGTTGCCGGCCGCCTGCTGGCCGATGAAGACGTGTTTCATGTGATGTCGCCCGGATGGACGGGCCTTAAGGGCATTTCGCCCATCGCGCTGCACCGCGCCACGCTGAGCGCCAGCCACGAGATGCAACGTTTCATCGAGCGGTTTTACCAGAACGGCGTTCGCCTTTCCGGGTTTGTGAAGCATCCCGGCACGCTGGAAGGCGAAGCGATTGACCGGCTCCGCGAATCGATCAAAGACCTTTGGCAAGGCAGCGGAAATGCCGGCGAGGTGGGCGTGCTGGAAGAAGGCATGTCCTTTGAGCCGTTTTCGATGCCGCTTCAGGAGGCTGAATTCATTGCCAGCCGGCGCTTTCAGATCGCTGATATTGCCCGCATTTTTGATATGCCGCTGCACAAACTGGGCGAGATGGACGGCGCGAAATACAATAATGTTGAGCAGGGCAATATCAGTTACGTGATTGACTGCATTGAGCCGCGCATTGAGCAGATCGTGCAGGAAGCCAACCTGAAGCTGTTTGGCGAGCGCGACGTTGGTCGCATCGAGCTGCGGATGCCGACGGAGGAGCTGCTGATTGGCGACTTGGTCAGCCGATTGCGGGCGCTTGGCACCGCGCGGCAGTGGAGCATCATGACCATCAACGAGGCCCGCGCCATGCTGGGGCTGCCATCCATCGGGCAAACGGGTGATACCCTGTTTGTTCCCGGCAACGCCAATGCCGCCGCGCCTGTGGTGGACGCAGCCGGCGCCGCTGAGGAGTAACATATGGAAAAGCGATTCTTGTCGCCGCTCTGCCACGGCATCGAACTGCGCTTTGCCGATTTTGGTGATGATGTGCGCGTCGATGCCAGCGCCGCTGATGGCGTGGTGGGCTATGCGGCGAAGTTTGAAGTGCGCAGCGAGGATATGGGCTTTGTCGAGGTAATCGCTCGCGGTGCTTTCGATGATGTGCTGGGGGATGACGTGGTGGCGCTGTTCAACCATGACCCGAATCAGCCGCTGGCCCGCACGAGCGCCGGCACCCTGCGCCTGAGCGTCGATGATGTGGGCCTGCGCTACGAGTTCGATCTGGCAGACGATGAGTGTTCCAAGCGCGTGGCGGCCTTCATCAACGATGGCAGGGTGAACGCGAGCAGCTTTGCGTTCGCGGTTGCAATCGACGGCGACCGCTGGGAGCGCGAAGCAGATGGCACCATCAAGCGCACGATCTTGAAGGTGGGGCGGCTTTACGACGTCTCGCCAGTGACGTATCCGGCTTACCCCGATGCCACGGTGGCGCTGCGTGCGGAGGTTGCCAGCAATGGCATGGCCGCGCTGGCCGCGTTTGAGGCATCCGAAAAGGCCGCAGTCGAGGCGCGCGCCCGTCGCCGCGCCCGTGAGCTGGAATTGGCCCGGCTGGGCTAGGCCAAAATACCGCCGGGCATGGGCAGCCCGGAAGCACGGTAGCCGCCCGCAACACCGAAAGGAGAAAAAGCGATGACTGTCGCTGAACTGCGCGCGGCTGCCAAGGCCGCGCTTGAAAAGGCCCGCGCCCTGCATGGCAAGGCCGAGGCGGAAGGCCGCGATTTCACGACTGATGAGCAGACCGAATATGCCGCCTACATTGCAGAGCATCGGAACTGCGAACAGCGCGCCAACCGTGCGGCCGAGCTGGGCCTTGACCGCAAGCCGGACGCCACCCCGCTGCAAGCCGCACAGGAAGAGCGCGCCGATGCCACGCTGGGTCTTTCCGACAAGGAGGCCGACCGCTTCAGTGTGCTGAAGCTGATGCGCGCCATTGCCAACCCGCTCGACCGCCGTGTCCAGCAGGAGGCCGCGTTTGAACTGGAATCCGCCACCGAAGCATCCAAGAAGGTGGGCCGCGATGGTGGCGAGCTGCGCGGTTACACCATCCCCACCGATGTGCTGCGCCGCAGTGTCGCGCCCGAACGTCGCGACCTGATGGTTGGCACCCCGTCGGCAGGTGGCGACACGGTGCGCACCGATCTGCTGGCGTCCAGCTT